TCCCATGGCTAATGCAGTAAATAGCGCGGCAACCTTATAGAATCTTGCGCCATTTGCAAGGTAATTTATCTTTGCGTTCAATCTATCGCTTTGTGTGTTCAAAATCTCAATTGCCTGTTGTGGTGTTAAGCTCATTTCTTATGGAAAAACTCTTAATTTTTTTTAAAAAAAGGGGATGGGTGATATGTGGCTATTTTTATATGAGACTGCGTCCATTCTGCGGAGAATTCTCTAAATAGTCACGCTGGTCACAACAGACAATAGAGACTCAAAACTTCAATTTTTTTGATTTTCAAATCTTTAATTATTATCATGACTGATTGGGCCAAATACTGCGATTCAAGCGAAGAAGAAATCCAAGCTAATTTCGATGATATCGAAATTATCAGCGAAGAAGCCTCAATTAAATTTGGAGATTCTCCATCAAATTCTGAAACATCAGATTTTGTGCCAGGAGCTGCAATTCCCCTTGATGAATTATTATCAAGAGAAGATGTTCCCAAGTCAAAGATCGATAAATCAAAAAAAAATAGACCTAAAAATGTTTCCGATAAAAAGGAAAAGAATAAGAAGAAAAAGGAAGCGATGAATAGCAATTATAGCAATCACAAAATTGTGTTTGTTAATTGCAGAATGCATCCTCAATTTGGGTTGAATTTCACCTGCTTGCTTCAATTGGAGCAAAGGGGAAAGAATACCGAAATTCCGTTTCAGTGCATCAAGGATTACAAATGCATCACTGATTACGCGTCCTTGATAAATAAACAATTTGCTAAAGTGAAAATCGATGGAACCAATTTGAACTTATTGGACAAATTGACTTGCATCTTCCTTAAGCAGAATGGGTATTTAACTCTTTCTCTCAAGAATTGCCGGGATTTACATAAATTTCTTGTGGACAATAACTTTCAGGATCTGAACAGTTATTACGCATTAAATGGATCGTATCCTGATGAGTATAACTTTTTGGAAAAGTCTCCTTACCGGGAAACTATTCTGAAGATCTATCCTTGTCGTGACAACCTCTTGAAGAACTTATTCTAAATTTTAAAATTTTATTTTTTTCGAAAAAAATTCATTCTAATTTCGATCATCGATCTTTCACCAAAGATTCCATTGTCCAATCTATGTTGTAAACGGAAGGGCCGGTTAGAATGTAGTGAACTGTATTCCCGGATAGCGTTGCAGTGATCTCGACTGGCGTGTCTGTAATTAGCAATTTTGTTTCCTTGATGGGATTTGCATTTGTTGGATCGAATTTGACTTCGGATTTAATTACAAAACTTTCATTTACGTTTAGGTCATTTGCGATAAAGATAGTTCGCAAATAGGCAATCGAGGTAGGCGGGAAAACTAATGTAGGTGGCGGCCAAACTTCTACTGTCTGGCCATTTCCTATGTTGGAAGCGGAATCCGCATAAACATTATAATTCTGAATAAACAAACCTTGCGGATTGTCCAATTCGAATCGGGCATTTCCGGAAATGTTGATATCATCTGTGTTGTTCGTTACAATAGTATTTCCTCCATCATAGGCAGCCTGCAAACTGTGATTGCTGCTTGTTGCGTTGAAAACAACACTATCTGGATTTTCATCAATAGTCACTCCTGTTCCTGCAACAAGCGGCTTGAAAGCAAAATCAAAAGGATCTGTTTGCGGACCAACTACAGTTGCATCGCTGGGACCTGGTATTGTTGAATACGAGTAATTTGCTACTGAAGAATTGAGTATGCCATTCAACCGGAAGCAATTATTGGACATCTTTTGTTTGAAGAGAAAATCTTTTTCGTTTTATATTATCCACTGGATATTGTCCAATGTACCCCGAAACTGAAAGCAAGTAAAACAAATAATATAGTTGTTATTGTTATGATTAATCGCCATAAGCATTTCCACTGATAGCTGTCCATTTTTGGATTTGGAAAATTTGATTTATAAATTTAAACTTAAACTTATAAACTTATAAATTTATGAATATGTCAGCAGATCAATCGTTTCTTTATTTAGCTCGCGAAATCCTGGAAAAGGGAGAAATGCGAGACAACCGAACAGGTATCAGGACAAAGTCGTTATTTGGGTTGCAAACGCGATTTGATGCTCGCAATTTGGGCATGATTACTTTGAAGAAATTATTCTACAAATCCGTAATCGAAGAATTGCTTTGGTTCCTTCGCGGCGAAACAAACACGAAAACTTTGAATTGCAAAATCTGGGATGCCAATTCCACTAGAGAATTTCTAGATAAACGCGGATTGGATTATCCAGAAGGCGAAATCGGTCCATCTTATGGTCATCAATGGCGCAATTCCGGAGGCAAGATCGATCAAATCATGGAAGCAATTAATTTAATCAAAAACGATCCCAACTCAAGAAGGATTATTGTCTCTTCTTGGATTCCAGAAGATATCCCTAAAATGGCTTTACCGCCTTGCCATGCTTTGTTTCAATTCTATGTTTGCAATTCAAAGCTAAGCTTGAAATTACATCAGCGATCTGCGGATTTGTTTTTGGGAGTTCCCTTTAATTTCATGTCCTACACTTTGCTCTTGCATATTATTGCCACAATCTGTGATTTAGAGCCAGGCGAAATTGTAATGTCCTATGGCGACATTCACATTTACGAAAATCATATCGAAAAAATGAAAGAAGCAATCAGCAGGGAACCAATTGAAAATAATGTTCAGCTCACAATAAATCCCGAGTTGATTGCAAAATACAAAGATCAACCCGATTTGCTATTCAAAAATTTGACCTTTGACGATTTCAAAATCGAAAATTATAATTCGCATCCACCAATTAGGGCCGCAATGGCTATTTAAATTTCCATTATTTTTTTTTCGATTGCAATTTAAATTTCCATTATTTTTTTTTCGATTGCAAATTTAAATTTCCATTATTTTTTTTTCGATTGCAAATTTAAATTGCAAAACATAAAAAGAAATGATTCGCAGAGATCACTTTAAAGAATATTCGCAAGAGAAAAGCGAAACCATAAATGGGATAATCGAAGTAGCGATTACCTTGGAAAAGCAATATCTGGAAAAGCAAGATAATGAATTAGTATCTTTTATCTCTTCTTGTTTGGAAATCGAAAGTTTGGATAATCTGGATGATCGCTTTAATGTGTTTTACAGAGCAGCAATGATGACTGTTGCTTATATGTGTTTCGATCCAAGCATTATTATTGACATGCCCGGTGATCTGGATATTTTCCAACCGCTGAAGAAGTATTCCAAAACAACTAGGGAATATTTAGCGGGAATCTATGCGAGAACATTCTCGGCCAATCTGGAAAACATCAATAAAGGCGCCGGGGAAATCCTCAAAACTATTGATCACCTCAATTTAGAAGGGAAGCAATTCAACACAGAAATTGAGAAACATTATTCGGTTATTCTGAGTTATTATGTTCGCGCCGTGCAGCTCTGCATTCAAGATGCTATTGGGCAATATGAAGTTTTCACCGACAAAAGCATTCAAAAGGAAACCGAGAATATGGTGGAATTTTATCAAAAAGCAAAAGAAAGAAGCAAAGAGGTTGAGGGGAATCCGAAATTGATGGAGAACTTTTCCGCCGAATACGCCAAAGACAATCCAGGAAAGATTGATAAATATATTTTGATTGCTTCCTGGATTTGCGCCCATCTTTATTTCAGCCAGGAGAAATTCAATTCTGCATTGCGAGCGGGATTCGTGGATCAATCGAAAGATCAATTCGATATTGAAAGGATTTACCTGATTTCGATTTTAAAGAAAGACTCGCAATACAACGATCGCAGACGAGCCATTCTGGATCTCATAGCAAAAGCGAGAAAGGACTACAAAGAAATCAACGAAAGATTGGCAAAGAACAAAAAAGAGTTGGAAGAATTATACAAATCCAACAAAAGCGAAACCAATGACGAAGACCAATTGTTGGATTTAATTAAAAAAACTGTAATCTCTAAATAAATGAGTGCTCTTGGTGTCATACTTGGAATCGTGTTAATTATTATAATTCTGTTTTTAGGATATTACCTATACCGAACTGTAGATAAGCAATTTACAGATTAAGATTAAGTTATGTTTTTTTTAATAAAATGGATCTGGGCGAATTGGCAGTCGAAAGAACAAAAAATATAGAAGAAATTCGGCATCTAATTGATGTGGTTTACAAATATGTGGCAAAAAATAAATTAATCGTTTATGGCGGGCAAGCAATTGACTATGCTTTGCGATTGAAGGATAGCAGCATCTATGCGGATTATGAAATTCCCGATTATGATTTCTATTCCCCGAATAACGTGATTAACGCATATGAGCTATTCAAGTTGCTAATCGAGGAAGGCAAAGGAGATCTTTCTGTTATTCCGGCTTATCACAGAGGAACAATGCGTGTCCGATTTTTATCGTCTTATTATATTGCAGATGTAACTTATACTTCCGGAATCTCTTATAATATTGGCCTGCTTTCTGCTTTGAAATACAAGGACATTTACATTAAGAGCCCTTATTTGCAATACTCCGATCAATGCCGCGCGTTTGCTTATCCTTTCGAGATAGCCGGACCGCAACCAACCATCTTGTTTCGCTACAAAAAGGACATGGCGCGATTCATGAAATTGTATGAGAAGTATCCGATTAACAAAGAACTGGTTAAGGATTTCGCAAAACGAATAAACGTAAAAGAGATTCGGTCCAATGTGGATTTCAAATCTGGCAATAAGCATGTATTGTCGGAAAAGTACGTTTACTCCGGAGTCGTGGCTTATCACATTTATCTTTCGCTTTACAAAAAAAGAAAACCAGACAGCGAGATTTTAATTAACAGAAAAATATCTGTATTTTCGGATTCGCCGAAAGGTAAAATCCAGAAACTGGATGGGAATATGATTCACGGAATTGTGAAAGGTGAAGTCGATTATGTAATCCCAAGCCATGAAATCGGAATTAATGAAATAGAATTACATGGAAAAACGATAAGGTTCGTGAGCATCCAATTCTTGATTATATATTTCTATAGTTTGATTTTGGAGGATTACAAAGAATCTGAGTTTGACACCACTTCGCTATATATTTATTTCGATCTATTAAAGATGATGTACCGATCATGGATTAAAAATCCTGTCGATAAGTATTTTCTTCCTTCCATTAACATGATTGGGTCTGTCCAGGAAAGTTTATATTCTATTTATATTAAGGAGAATCCCGGCGAAGAAACAAAATTCATTCCGCCGCAATTTCATTATAGATCGGATGTGGATAAGGAGGAATTGTTTGGAAATATTCCCGACAATTATTCATATGACGAATTATATTTAAGTTAATAATTAATAATATAAAAATTTTTAATGATCTAAAAATGCCAACAACAACAGTAACCGGAGGAGCCGCCAAAAAAAGAAGGGGGGCCAAAAAACCAGCAGCTAAGAAGTCAGCAGCAAGACCACCAACCGCAGCCGCAGTAGCAAAAAAGAAGAAGGAAGCAACCGCAGCAACCAAAATGGCCGCACTTAAGAAGAAGGAAGCAACCGCAGCATCTAAAATCGCATCCCTCAAAAAGAAGGAAGCAACCGCAGCAACAAGAATGGCCGCCAAAAAGAAGAGAGAAGCCACCACCATGGCCTCCAAGAAGAGAAAGGCACCAGCCAAGAAGAGAAGATAAATTATCCTATTAATGTTTTTTTTTGAATTTCTAAATTAAAACATCAATGGATTCCCACACAAAAGCAATCATTTCTTGGCTCGCATATTTCAATCAACTTGAGATTGACTGTCAAAAATACGGAACAATGCCAAAATTGATTGAAATGGGTAAGCAGAATTACTTCAAGGAAATCGACGATATTATTTCTAGATTCACTTGCAATCCCCAAATCACGGAGGAATTGATCGAGAAATTCAAGGAAGAAATCAAGGATAAGTTCCAATATGAAATTAAATCTGTGCGGCCATTGAGCTCCAAAAATAAAAAAATTTATGTTCACCTTGGTCCCAAGTCAATCACTTATTGCTTTGGGAAAATGAAATTCAGCACAAATAGATATCGGCATTTGATCGAGAAATTGCAAAATGAAGGAAAATCCGAGAATATAATCATTCGATTGCTTACTAATCTTTATTTTCAGAGATCCTATTCCGGATCGAATTGGTCGCCTTATCTTTCATATCCGGAAGAACGCCCAGAAAATCTAACAATTGAATGCTTTGCTTCTCCGGTAAACAATCAAAACACGATTAGAAATTTCCAATACTCGGACAAAATCTGCATGCTCAATCATTCGATTTATGCGGAATTGTTGCCGGAATTAAAGGACAATCTATTGCCACCATTTCCAGAGGGAATGTATTCTGTGATAAAAGATGATTGCACTTTGCTACTTAATCCGCCTTACACTGAAAAATATGTGTTGCTTTGCTTTCGGGAGTTAATGAAGTTAAATTACAAAGTGAAAGTTTACATGACTTTGCCGGATTGGGATGACATCTATCTTGACGATGGGATTTTCCCTTTGCAGCAAATTCGGGAAAAGTATGACATTCTGGAATTCGAAAAGAAAACGCGGGATCTGGTTAACAATGGACCGGATTTCAGTAAAGAAATCAGTTTTCGCCATGTGAAGATTGTGTTGATTTCCAAACTAATTAATTAGTTTGGAATTCGGAAATTAATTTTTTTGATTTTGAAAATTCAATTATCAAGTTTACAATATGAACAAGTTTATGAAAGAACCAAAAATGCCAATTGTTAGACAATATGAATCAAATCCACGCGGCCCGACTGCATTGAAAGCAATATTGTCTGAAATGTTCAATGAAATCTGCGCTGAAACGCCATCAATCCTAGCAAATTGGGATAAGGTCAAGTCATCTTTAATGGGACACACTAAAATCCCAGTAGAAATCTATGAAATGAAAGTTGTTCCAAATGCGTATAAATTAATCGAACAATACGGTATGTCTATTCGCCGCAATTGGTTGAATAACGCCGAATTTATCATTCAAGCAATGGTGAACAAAATCGAGCTTCCAATTTGGATGATTGTTTCTGTCTGCGCGGGATTGGTCGAATTAAACGAAGAAAGCATTTTGAAAGACTATTCCGATATTTTGGTGAATCTCACTGAAAATCAAAATTGCTATGATTTGCAAATGAACTCTTATAAAAGGGGAGTAAATAAAATTAACTGGCGTATTTTGCTTAAAGAGTTTTCTGGAAGCTACAATCCGCGTCTTGCTGAGCACTCACTGATCGGCAGTGATACTTTGACATGGACAGAAGCGAAAAAAGAAGAATTAAATAATCGATTCCAGGCGCTATCGAGTCATCGAAATGGAGATAGTCTGGTTGCCAAATTCTTCTGGATTTACCTAGAAAACGGGGGAGTCTCTCCGAGATTTTATGTTTTACCAAAAGTGCAACAAACAAAGATGGCTACGACACTCAAAGATTTTCATCGATAAATTTATAAATTCATTTTAGTCTTCTGACTAAAATGATCAATGATCAATTTATCATACTAAATTAAATTTTTTTGATTTCGAATTGGCTGTTATATTCAAATGGATTCCATTTTGCGAACAAACCCAATCGAAAAAGATTACGCTTTCGAAGGAAAGTGTCATTTATGCCGCATAGAATTAAAGAAATTCTTCGATGCAATCTGCGAGGAGTCTCCTGAAATTATGGATGATTGGCTCAAATATGAGTATGCGTTTTCGTTCGAATCCCAGGAACTTCCGTTCGAATCCGAGGAACTTCCGCTCGAAGTATATGAGGTCGAAATCATCCCAAATGTTGGGTTCTTACTCGACTACTTTGATATTTGGGATTTTTCACTAGATGACAATCAATTTCTAATCCAAGCAATGGTGAATAAAATTGCCATCCCTATGTGGCTGATATTTTCCATCTGTAATCGCACCGCGAAAACTTGCGATCTAACTTTGAACCCTTATTGCAAAATAATGGTTAATTTCAAATTGAGCGGGAAAAATTTCCAATTGAAAATGTTCACCCTAAAAAATAAAAAAACAAGGCCGATCAATTGGTGCGAGTTGTTCCAAGTTATCATGGAAACTAGCATTAGTCTGCCGGAAAAAGTTAATGGAAAGCAAACCATTTTCGATAAGAACCTAACTGATTTAACCGAAATGGATGTAGAACGAGTTCATGATATTTTCGTGAAATTGATGAGAATATCTGATAATCGAAGCAAAGTGGCGAGAGTATTCTGGATGCATTTGGATAGCG